AGAACGGTGGATCACCGAATCGGTGAAAGAATCCTGCGAGAAAGCCCGCGAAGCGGTGAAATCCATGCGGGAGGGACTCCCTCAGGCAGAAGTTGACGTGGAAGAGGCTACCGAAGACGCTTTAGAACCAGAAGATAATGCCACTGAAAAAGCTGCCCACGACACCTTTTGGGGATTGAAAAAGCAGGCTTACAGTCACGTGGATACCGCCAAAAAAGCCCTCGATGAGGCAAAAAGCACATTCGACGACGCTACAGCCCGGCGCGCCACGGAGTCTGCCGCTGTGGCGTTTGATGCCGCTACCAAAGCGTGTGAGGGCATGAAGCAGGCCAATGCTGAATATCCGCAGCCTAATGCTGGGTTCCTCCTCTCGATTCTGGAAAACGAGCTGGCACTTATCAAGGTGGATGTCCACCAAATTCGTGCCGAACTGCCGGAGGCAGAAGACCCTGCTGCGGAAGCGGAGGAAAAAGACTTTTGGGCACTGCATGACCAGGCATCACAGACTGTTGAGAGCGCCGGGGAGGATAGCGATGCTGCCGCTGAAATGGCGGAAAAAGGCGATGCGGAATCCGCTCAAGCGATGGTAGAAAGCAGTTCCGCTAAGATTGCCGGCACTAAAGCGCTCCGGGATGAAATGATAGCCGCATTGGGTCATCAGCCGGGCACTCGGAGCAATCGGCAGCACTATGTGCATCAGATCAACTACACGATGGCTAAAATTGTCGAGGAGCTCGAAGCCGTGCGCAACAAAATTGCTAAAGCGTCAACCGCGGAAGTGGTGGAAGAACCTACCGAAGAAGCGGACCAGGATTCCGTGCTCAACGATCTTCTGACCAGTGAAAACGAAGAGGGGAGCGAACTTATTTTTGACGAGGCTTCCCGTGAGGTATCGAAAGCGGTGCAGAAGGATATCGCGGAAAAGTTCGACCAGGGTATCAATTCGGCTAAAAATCTTCGGGCTGCTGGCGCCACCGTGGACGCCGATAACATCGTGAAGCGGCTGGAGAAATTGATTACGGGATACCCGGTTGAAAACGAGCGTGACCAGCGTCAATATGACTATTTCACAGAGGAGATCAAAACCATGGATCATATCAAACCCCGCCAAAAAGGTGACATTGTGCGAACACTTTTCGGCGTGCAGGAGGCAGAAGCCGTGAATGAATTGCAGGCAATGTACAAGGATGCCGTAAAGCTTCTTGATGATGCGGAAGCCTTGCTTGAAACAAAGCCGGTTAATCCGAAAACCATTGTTGAGCTGCTAGACGCTGCGAAAACCATTTACAATCAGGTCATTTCCAGCGCTGAGAGCATCAACCCGGGTACGCTGGGGGCGAAACGCACACTCGATAACCTGCTAGCGGACTGCTACAAGCTGAGGGTACGCCGGGATCATATCGAGGAGGAAACCCCCATTTTCACACTCTCTCAGGCCCATGAGGTCATGACGAACGGCAGGCGGGAAATGGTGGAGAATTTGAATCTCGTATTGGACTGCTTGAGCGAAAAAGACCTCCTGCGTGCTAAAACATTCCGTATCGAGGCTCACGAGTATCTCGAAATGATGCATGACGCGATGCAGATTATCGAGGATGCCGGCAGTCTCTCCCCTGAGGAGTACATGGCGATGCAAAAACGCATGCAGAGCGGTGAAACCCTGTACCGGGGGATTGAGGACCGGATCCGCCGGTGGGAGATGCACCAGGGCTTGCACCACATGGACGACTCGTGGCGGTGGATCCCGTGCCCTCGTGCTGCTGAGCGGGGCGAGATTCAGGAAATCGCCACGAATCGGAAACCGGATTCCGGTATCGAGGTGACCCTGACTGTGCCGGAAACCAACCTGAGCGCTACCGCGGTGCACATGACCATTATCACGAGGGATGAGAAAATGAACCCGGTCAAGCCCACCTACGATTCCCGTAATGAGGGCGATTGGGACACCATGAATGACCTGCTAAGTAGCTACAATAACAATCCCGTGAGCTGGCAAAAAGTTGCGAAAGATTGGGTTGAAATGCTCAAGCAGTGGCTCTAGCCCCATAGGGGATGCCCCCCTTGAAACAACTCAGGGCCCCGGAAACGGGGCCCTGAGTGGATGAAAAAACTTGAACTAGCAACAATCATCGCTTCCAGAAAAATTGTACGAAATTTTGCCTGGTTTTACAAGCTAAAAATCCCCCGGACCGTGAGAACCCGGGGGATTTTTAGATGGATTATGAACACCAGTTTTCCACTCTCGCTGCTAGTGCTGCGTACCAGGATTCTACCACAGATATTCCTGTAGCCAGAAACAGGAAAACCCCGCCTGATGGCGGGGCTTCCCTGATGAAAAATAAAAATGATGCACGGTCGATTATAGCAGGGTTTCCCCACCGGTAGTACCGGAACCACCAGTGGTGGTTTCTGACGCTTCTACGGGGCTGCTAGGCGGCTTCTCGGCTGCGCTATGGGTGGCGCCACCCGGCGCGGTTTCACTGGCGGGTGTTGGTGTGAGGTCGGTTGTGGCCACGACGCCGCGAGGCCCGATTGGTTCGGTCGATATCGAGGTGAGGATCGAGTATAACGCTGCGGTGCCAGCTAGTCCCAGCATGACTTTCCACGGTAGGTCCATGATAAGCACGTCAGTGGTCCAGCATCCTGCTGCCGTCTGGGCTGCGGTACGCAGGGCGCGCCCCAGGGCGTCCTTCCAAAATGTGATGGTCAGCATGATTTATTCGGCTTCTTTCTGGGAGGGCTTCGGGGCTTCACCGGAGGGCTGGTTATCGCTGCCGGCGGTGAGGAGTTTTTCAATCCGGTCTAGCCGCTCCGGGAGCGTGGCCACGGTTCGGGCGATTTCCGGTAGGAGCCGGAGCTTGTCGGCAATGTAGTCGGTGAGGGTTTTTCCTTCGGTTTGTTTCCAGCCTGAGAATTTCGGCTTGTCGCCCTCCCATTCGGGGCCTACGAGCTGATCCAAAATCCAGCGTAGCATTTGTGATTCTCCTTCATCTTTAGTCATTGGGGCTGGCATACCGCCAGTGAACAGGTGTTCGAGTTCGGCGCGGGTGCCACGGTAGGCGTTGATATCCACGTCATAGCCGGCAACTCGTGCGTTGGAGCCGAACTGCCAAATAGCGGGTTTCTGGTTTCCTAGCGGGTAATCCCACTGCGGGTGGGAATTACCCCCGTACAGAAGCTGCGGTGCGCCATGTGGGTTGTCCCCATAGGCTGCTACCCACATGGCGCCGAACCGGTGGGAATCTGGTTCACCACCGTGGATTCGCTGTTCCCACCAGGGCACGTAGGTGTACACGCCAGGTACTCTCACCCCCATCATTTCGAACAGGCGTTTAGCCTCCCAGATGTGGTCCTCCGTCAGCCCAGCGTCAGTCTCGCAGTCCAGCCACACGGGGAGCCGGTGGCTATCCCCCATAACCTCTAGCGCAGTACCTACCTGCTGCTGAATAGTGGTGCCCTCGTTGGGGTTCCGCAGATAGCAGTAGGCGGCACTCACGAGCCCCGCGGCGCGGGCGTCATCTACGTGACTGCGGTAGGTACGATCCTGGTAGGTGCCGTCACTAGTGCGGATAATAGCGAAGTCGATGCCCTCATTGACTGCGGCAACCAAACTCATGCCGTCCTGGTGCTCTGACACATCTACGCCGAATATCGTACCGGTGACATTATTCGGCACCGTGTTATACGGCAGCGGGTGCGGGCAGCCCCGTAACCACTCCTCAGGATCCACCAGCCGGCTACTGTAGTCGTACTCATGTACGCCTAAATGTAGATGCGGACCGGTCGATTCACCGTTACTACCCACATAGCCGATGAGTTGACCAGCGTGGACCCAATCCCCCACCTTCAAGCCGGTAGCAAACGCATCCCACATGTGACCGTATTCGGTGCAACCGCCGCCCTCACTATCCGGGTGGTCAATCACAATCCACTGCCCATACCCCTGGGCTGAACCGATATACTGCACCGTGCCGCCAGCGCAGGCGTAAAAGGGCGTGCCGTCAGGTGCGCCGAAATCCAACCCACTATGATGAGTGCCCCAGCGGGGCCCAAAACCACTAGTCAAGGTGTACGAATCCTGAAGCATTGGCCACTGTCTGGCCATGATAATTACCCCTCCCTCAGTAAAAAATATTGCCCCCACATTCAACCCGGCGCGCCGGGGAGTTGCCAGATATGCGACAAACTCCACCAGGGGGCACCTTGGTGGAGTTTAGGCATAAAAACGGGGGCAGCATGCTTAGCATACTGCCCCGGATACTCCTTCACCACATGGGCGACGAGCTACTAAAACCCTAACCCACAACCCGGATATTGCACAAAAACAGCGGAAAGCCGGACCACCTAGATAGGAAAGTTTACCTGCTCATGGCGCGGATAAAATCTATCTCTTTCCCCTGCTTTGAGAGTTGGTTCCACACACCACGAGGTGATTTATCAGGCTGGGAAAGCACCGGAGTCATAGTGAATCTTTCGGGGGTTTGTTCAAACTCCACCCGCATAACCCTTAAGGTTTGTTTTAGCCCAGGGATACCTAAATCCACCTCAACAGTGTGCCCCTCCCAGATGGTTTGCATGCCCGAAAGCGATTTCGGACCGATAGCAAAAGGCGCGCTAGGGTTGAGCTCGACTTCCAGCTGTGAAGATTCCTGCAGAGAGTCGAAATAGGCATCGACATTTGCGGTAGATGTTTGAACCACTTTCCCCCGGTGTTCCCAGCCACTGGCCCACAAGAATTTTGGCGTTTGTGCACTGATATGGGATTGGTTTCCGACATCAGCGACCATTTCTTTCGCCTGAGAGCCGAACGTTCGTAGCCGCCAGCTTTTTATATCACCGTTTCCCCGGCTGATCGTATAGGTGGGTTTCTCCGGGAATTTCAGAACCTGCACTCGGATCATCCAACGACCTGCATGCCCAGGTGTCACAGTAAAATAAAACCCACGGCTAGCTAATGATAGTCGTACCATATCACCAATACTGTTGGACTCCTGATTTTCACCTGACCAAAATTCTGGTGACTCATCCCATTCAGGCAAGAAGACTTCAAAAAAATACCGGCGCGGCTCTAGCGTCATTCCAAGTTTTTCTGACATGAGTTTTTGCATCATGGTAGACCCATTTGCCTTGGTAACAGGGAAATTAAGCGGCATCGGTGTGCCATATACAAAACCACCACCGTCCACTAAAGTCATTTCCACTATCGGCGTATCCTCAGTGTCATCACCTAAAATATTAACCTCACGAGGACAATACAGATTAATGCGACGATTAATAGTTACCTTCACTAAATAGCCGCCCTTGCAGTCCATTAGGCGGTAAATCTGAGAGGAATACAAGCATCGGATCGTCAAATCACATGGCCCATCACAAGCACCTATAGCACCTTTAATATAAGTAACATGAGGTAGCAGACCGAACGACTCCCCCCAGGCACTAACAATTTCAAGCTTGATAGGTTCACTATCCCATCCCCAGGGCGTCAAATATTCTGTAGCCAATTTCCTACCTCTCTAGAACGGTGTAGCATAACGTTGATGCAGCGCAACGTATACATCGTCAGCTAAATCTTTTGGCAAAATAACCCGCATATCATCTGAAAGTGGCGCCATAGGCCCTGATACATACCCCCACATCGGTAGCCCCTGACTCGAAACCTTCCTCTGCATCGGATCAGTCTCAATTGTTAAATAGCCGGTAAATCCTTTCGCTTTATTCGTTATTTGCATTAGACTGCCCTTCGCCCCAAACTCGGTTTTACTAGGAGTCTTCTTAATATTTCTAAATATATACGTAGGATACAAGGGAGCCGATTTCAAAAGCGCTAAATTCTTGTCGGACAGTGATTTAGTTAACTGTAATTCATCACCACTAACAACAGCTCCTCCCGTATGCTCAACCGCTACTCCATTGGAAAACTGCCACTGGAAAACTAATGTACCCCACCAATGGGAAAAATTACTTGTCAATATCCACGGCTCAATCGGCGGCTCAGCAAACCTCATGCCTGGGTCATACGGAAAGCTTGTACCAGGCACTTTAGCTAACCTAGCGTCAATATACACCGTGGTGCCATCTGGCCTATCTATAAGAAGCTTGCCATCTTTCAATGCCGAATTCGCTTGATTCCACCATTCCATATGCAAGTTGTACCATGCCGTGGAAGATAAATCCGGGTTGATTTGGATAGCCAAAGCAGGCTCTATTTTCCCATATTTCACCCCGCGAATATTCACACCAGATTCGTCATAGTTATAGGAGAATTCACCCATGAAATTGGAATTATTCATATCCAATTTCACACCCTGCGCACCCGTCGTTAAATTCCAAACCTTACCATTTGGGGCTTCCCAACGTACCGTCAGCATTAAAAACCACCTCCACGAATCTGAGCAGCACGCTGCATCGCCTCAATCTCACGCAGCGGGGCTGTAGGGTCAGCAGCCACTACAGTGCCCACATGCACGGAGTAATCACCACCTAGCCGGCTACCCGGCGCGCCGGGCTTATTGCCAACGGTGTTAGTGGCGCTTACTACTGAATCTAGATTATTTCGTGTTGTGGTGGCAATTTTCGCGGCAGCTGCTGCGGCATCAGCGGCAGTATCTGCGATGCCCTGGGCGAATGCGCTACCGACTGCTTGACCGGAGTAGAGGACCCAGCCACGACCGGAGAACGGACCCTTCTTCGCTGGTGAGAAGGGGAAGAAATCCCGGGCGGCGCCGACTGCGTTATTGGCGGCTTCCTCAATTTGGCGTTGGGTGTCTGCGATGCCCTGGGCGAATGCTTCGCCTAGGCTGCGCCCGGCTTCTACCATGGGGGCGGCGGCTTCGTCGAAGGGGCGTCGTATCTCTTCTACTACCTGGTTGGCTTGTTGGACGTGTTCGGAGATTTCCGAATTGACCGCGGCGGTGAATTCCTGTATTTGCCTGGTCACTTGACGGTATGTTTCACCCGCTTGGCTA